GGCTTGTACTCAACCGTCGGCATCGGGCCACCAATCCTGCTCCGCTTCCATAAGCAACGCGCTCACAGAGGTGGCAATACCCGCCACCAGTTCCTCCATTGCATCCACACGGTTGCACATTTCTTCCATTGCTGCGAGCCGTGTCTCTAGATCCCGAATGTCTTCCGAAACATCTTCCACTCGCGCGTAAGCATGTAGATCCATCGAATCTTCGATTGCTTCAACCGATTCCTCCAGACGGTCAATGCGGGCTACCGTGCGGGCAGACGACCAAGTAATTGTTCCGGCGATCACCGCCACAGACAAGATCAACCCGACCGCTATGGTCGGAATCTTTACCTGCCGAATGTCGGTGGGCTGTTCCATTACTCGGCGAGTGAAGCGTCCATCAGGGCCTGTCGTTCGGTCCGGATCGCATCCCAGTGGGCGATTACGTCGGGAGTCCACGCAGCGGCAGCAACGGCTGCTACCCGGTCATCTTCCCCCGTGGTGTCATCACCCGGTTCTAGAACGTGCCGATGGAAAGCCCGAGATAGTTCAACGCCGTCCTCTGTCAAGACGGTCGCAACGCGGACTTGGATCTGCCCCATTTCTAGGACTTCCATTCTGTCACAGGTAACGGTTTTGGATAATGCCATTTGAAGCCTCCTTGGGGGCTATGAATCGCAGACGTACTGGCCTGTGATGAAAACGTGGGTTCCAGTGTCGATGTGGTTGGCGTTCAGCGTGGCCGTAGACGCAATGCCGCCTACAGCCATCGTGATCACGGTTGTGTTGGCTTCGATCCACCCGAAAGGTGAACCCGGGTCGATGTCGCTGGCTGGTGTACTGATGCCAGTAGCGATGTTGGGCCGCTTGTTGACGGAGTAGGTACCCGTGTTCGTGTTGGTAAACGGGAGGCCGCTCAACGACCACGCCCCTGAAGGGGTCGATGCTGTCGTGAACTCAATCTGACCCATGATGAACACCCTGTTGCCGATCTTCGTGTATTTGAGGGTGTCACGGTTGGTGTCAACGGTGAGGGTGCCCGAAGCGACCGTCGCCGTAACATCAAAAGTACCCTCTTCATAGTCGTCCAAAGTATTGGCATTGGAACTGTTGAGGCCATCCATCTTCAGGCCGCCACCCGAAGTGGTCAGTTGTAGGGTCGTACCGTCATACGTGGCAGTCGATTCCGCAACAATGTCGGTGCCATCACCATAGGTTGCTAGACCATTGGCTGTTGAGCCGCTCCATGTTATGGCCGCAGCATTCCAGTTTCCAACTGGTTGGCTTGCGAAGAATCTGACACCGTTCGACATTAGGCTGTGATCCTGTTTACGTAGCCGTTGACGTTGATAACGTTCGCTGTCGCAGCGTGCGCTTTGACATACCGGCTATCCATCAACAAGAAACCGGGAACAATCAGTGTCATGCCCGAATCTGCTGGCAACGACAGTTCGATGTAGTCGTCCTGATCGGTCGCGTCGCCATACTGGACAGTGAACACGACTGCCGAAGCAGAAGTGTTGCAAGCGTACACCCACACCTCGTCCATGTTGGTTGTGCCAGCACCCGCTTGATGAATAGTGACGGGTGATCCCGCCGAGTTGGAAGTGATAGAAATGTTCCTACCGTCATCGCTTGCTGACAGTTTGACCTTTGAGTATGTTGCCATTGTTTTTCCTTAGTTGAAGAGTGAGTTGGACAAGATGTCGCTAGCGTTGCCCGTCAAGGAAACAGTTCCGGTAGCGTCGGGCAATGTGATGGTGCGGTCGGCAGTAGGGTCAGTCACGTTCACAACCGTTTCAGACGCATCAGCGGTCGCACCCTCAAACGTGATAACAGGATTCGATCCATCAATCTTGATGCCAGCCGCAAACGTAGCCAACTGCGAAACCGACAAGGTGCCCCGAACTGTGGTCAACTGATCGGTCGCCGACAGATACGGTGTTCCAGTCGCCCACGACACCACGTCCGTAAAGTTGGCGTTCATCTGGGACGCCACAATTGACGTGCCAGCAGTAAACGAATTGGTCACAGCCAAAGCCGCCATTAGCGCAATCTCCTCGTCCTGTACATCGCTATTGCCGACGTAAGCCCCCACTTACCGCGGGCGCCCGTAGACGGCGTAACACTAAACCTCAAACTAATAGCCTTTGCTGTCCCAGCCGTAGGCCACCTGAAGAACTTGTAGATGTTGGAGGTGCCCATAGCAGCCCACTCCGATACGTTCCAGACGCCATCGCCGGACCCGGAAGGATCAGAGTCCCACGACGCTGCCCCACCGGGGCCGGTAATCGACTGGGATTGAGAAACAGACTCCGTGGACAGGTCGTAATCCTTGAAGATCCCCATTCGTACCGTCAAGGTGTTGTCCGCCAACATAACCGTGCGAGTCTTCCCCCACCGTTTTGTAAACGTGGGACGATTCCCCACGAACCATCCTGTCTGGTAGAAAGACTGGATTTCCTCCGCTGTTGCCGCACCATAGTCGTCTACATCGGCGTCCACATTGACTTTCGCTACCCGTGTAAATGCTGCCGTGCCGTTCACGTCGGACGTGACAGCCAGCCCAAAATGCTGCGCCCCCGACGGCCTGTAAGCCAACAGGCTGCGGGCGTTGATGTCATACCGGGTCCACGCCCCCGTATCGCCCAAAGACGGATCCCACATGAACGTGTTGCGTCGGTTTGTCTGATCCGACCCGGCAAGGTTGTCGCCCGACTGGTAATCAACCGAAACCCACAGTTTCTCGTCAAACCACATCAGCGACGGTGCTGTACCCAAAGTCAGGCTTCCGTCGTCCAACGCCGGTTTGACGCGCTCAAATACCCACGCTACCTGTTCGTACGCGATGAGAAACACGCCATCTTCGCCGTACCAGAAGAATACCCCCGCCGTGGCAGCCACCGGGCTAGTACCTTCGCGGCACCCTGCCGTACGGGTGAGGTTGCGTACCTCAAACGAATCACGGCTGAACCCGTAAATGGCGTACACGCTGTTTTGCTTGAATACCAGCAGCCGGTCAGCATCGGGGATAATGGCCGTTATGTAGTCGCCGTCCTCACCGATGTCAATGTCTATGTAGTCGCTGGCCGTCCAATTCTCACCGTCGTTTACGGCAGAAAACCTCACACGGTTCTTGTGTGCCGTACTTGACTCCAATGTGTAGGCGGCCCACACGAACTCAGCCCACGTTGTCACATAGCGGGCGCACGGAAAATGTCCAGCAGAGCCGTCTATGTCCGGGGTAAGCCGGGTGGCGTTGTTGGAACCCGCCCAACTCACAGCCGAATACGACGTATCGAACAACGACCCGTTCACAATGTACGTTTTGTCGTTGAACGTCACGGCCTGCGGACGCTGCAAGCCGGTCATCGTGATGTTTCCCGCCGACGACGCAATCTGCGTAAAGTTCCCTGCCGCCCCAGTGGCATAGTGCAGCGTGCTGTTGCTCCCGCTCGTAGCAGCCACCATAACCTGATTGTTTGACGCATCGGAGTGGTAGAACAAACTGAGGAGGTGACCCCCCAGAGCCGTATTGTTGATGACATCTACGGCGTCGCGACGCGACACGCCGCCACGCGGATCCACGTCTACGTTCAGCAACCCCGGAGATTCGTTCGCTGCGAGATTGAACTGGTCAGCGCGTAGATTCAACCCGCCGGTAAAATCGGCGCGTTCATCGTAGCGGTAGGCATCGCCCCCCGTGGCTACCCTGCGGTCTGCCTGCAGCGGCATCTACAACTCCCACGAATAGCGCAACCTGCCGGGAAGGTACGACTGTGACATCCACCGTGATGCCCTGATGCTGTTCAACACCAGCGGCTGTGGAGCAGGGGAGTCCTCAAAGCGTGCCCGCAGATTGTCCAACTCTTGGATGAACTGCGAATAGTACTGTTGCCCCATAGCGGCGTCTTCCTGCTGCTGGTACGCACGGTACAGCACGTATAGCGTCAGTACGTTGTCGAACGGTACCGGCAGGTCTGGCGTGTTTGCATCCGCAATCGCTGAACGATATACGGCGGTGTTGCCACCAAACTCTACCGGGTTACGGTACCCGCGAACAGATATTGTCTGAACCTCAGAGGGGGTCGGATACAACCGGATCGTCTGGTTGGTGACCGCCGCCGATGCACTCGTGCCGCTGTTCCACGATGACCAGTACCACGGTTTGCCCGTAGTGTTGGAATCTAGCGGATACATGATGTCGGCAACGTCATAGCCGATGTATTCCAACACATGGTTGGTGGTTTTCATTGCCGCTACTTCACGCAAGCCGACGTTCTTGGGTGCAGATCCTCCCGAAAAGGTTACACCGTCGTGTACGAAACTGAGACTTGTCCCCACCTCCGCTAACGTATAGTCCTTCTGGGACGCAACTGTGTCAAATGTCACCGCCACCTCGTAGAACGGCCACCGCTTCTCCGAATACACGATAATGTCGTATCCCTCACGGATAAACGTGTTCATCGTCGCATCGGAGATGTCGTTTGTCGTGATGTCTACCACGTTACGAACGTGGTCGCGCATGGCGCTCAGTTGCATGATGCAGCCTTACGCCGCGTGAAAGACGCAGGAATCAGTGTCACCAACCGGGCGCCCCTTGCAGGGGTCCCCGGCTTTCGTGGTGGCAACGCACACAGATGGTGTCGCCACGGGGGCAGCATGGGTGGGGGTGGGGTTCACGCGATGAACGCTACGGCTGCGCCCGTGGGCGTGCCCTTCGGGTACGAGCGTCTTGTAGTTTCCCGCAGGTTCATTTGCGGGGCGCTGGCCCTGTCTGTATGCGTATGCGAAACCTCTCGCCATGATGCCTCCCGTGGCAACTACCGCTGTTCAGGTGCTACTAGGCAGGCGTGATGCCGTACATGTAGCCCTGACGGGCACGGTTGCTCGTAGTCAACTCGCCGTAGCAGAGCAACTGTGAGAACACCGCATCCTGATTGGTCGGACGCACGAACGGCGTTGGCTTGAACCAAACGTCGCTATGTGCAACCAACTGAAGGTACTTGGTGTTGAGGAAGTACAGTTTCCCTTCCCCAGCCAAGGTTCCATCAAACGTCATCGGGCAGCCCTTGAACAGAAGGTTCTGGAAGCCGCTGTCCGCCATATCAGTATCCGTGTAACGGATCTGATCGGTGAGCAGAGCCTCGTAAGCCTCGTACTGGTTCTGACCGGTGATGCAGATGGTCGGCTGGTCATTACCAACCGAACAGTTGTTGTACAGGGTAGCCATCGCGGCAATGGTGATTGCACCGCCCTGATTGGTTACCGCTGAACGCCACCATGTATTGTCCGCCGCCGCAATGCCGCCGGGGGAACCCGTGGAACCAACTAGGGCGCTTAGCCCCAACCAGTCCTTGTTACTGTTTCCGGTGCCGTTGCCGAACAACATGGTGTTCATGTTCTCAATGATTGTTTCCTGCGTCTGAAAGATCTTGCCTTCCAGAAGATCAATGATCTGAGCCTCGCCGTTGTTCTGCGCTTCCTCAATACCGTTGATCGTCACAGTGGCCGCATACTGCTTCCACGAATACTCAGCCGCGCTAATGCCCGTCTGTGCTGTCGTGAGAATCTCGTCCGTACCGGAGTACGAACCTGCGGTTGAGTTGGTCCCGTAGATAACCGGGACGACGATGCTCTGTCCACCCGAAATACGCCGAATCGTCTGACCGTTCGTCAACGCATAGAACAATGGCCGTGCGCTAAAGATGTTGTCAGTAAGTTTCGGGACGTAGTTCTTGAGGGTGGTAGACAGAATCTCGTCAAATGCTGAGTTGCCTACAGCCATAGTCTGTCACCTCTCTGTTGTCTATGAAGACAGGGAACGCTTAGCGTCCATGAACGCCTCTCGGATGCTGGAGACTGCTTTCACCGGTTCGGTCGTGGAACCGGCCTGCTTGGAACCTGAAGGTTCCACCACGCCAGCGTCACGCTTTGCTCCGGTGCGCTCCTGTTCCTGCTCCAACTTGCTGGCTTTAGCGGCTACATCGTTGTACCGCATATGTGTCAATGCGGCTTCCAGATTGCCAATCTTGTGCGTCAGCGCGTGTTGGTACAGGGCGGGAGCGTCGAAATCTCCGTAGGTATCTTTGAGTTGATCTACCTGCTTCTCTACCTGTTGTCGTCTATGCAACCGGTCCTGCTGCTCAAGGCGGGCCTCCAAGTTCGCTATCCGCTGTTCGCTGGGATCCGGTTCATCCCACGGGTCTACTGGTCCCATGGATTCACCGGTTGTCCTCTCAACACCGAATGCGTTACCCAAAGCCTCCAATGTTCCCGCCGGATCTGCTTCCAACGAGTTCACAATCGCCTCTGCTTGCTGCAACCGATCACGTTCGGATGCCAACTCCTGCGTCTTACGGGTGTAATCCGACTGGCGCTGGTATCCATCCCGAAGTTCGTCAAGACTGACCTGCTCTTCGACGCCATCCACCTTTACGGTGTAGCCGTCGCCAACAGGTTCCCCTAGAACCTCTACTGAAGAATCTGGGCTGTCCGCTAGAGCGGTTCCGTCAACATCTTCATTCATTATTCTGTTTTCTCCTCGGAGTCCTGAAGGTTGCTCCTATGTAGTAGGGACTGTTGTCCCACTTGCTTACGAGAACGGAAGGTCTACGTC